GTTGTTGGAACAATTAACAAACCTTTTTTAAAATCTGACGCTTGTAAGTAACTTACTATACAATATAAAATTAAAGACTTACCTGATGCTGTTGGTGATAATAATAATATTCTTTTATTTCTTATAGCATGTACAAATGCCTGTAATTGATAGTCACGTATTTCAAAAGGAAGATTTAAAGTCTTTACAAAGTCTACTGCTTCAACAAGAGAAAAATTCTCCGTATTTACCACATCTGAATCTATTTCTAGATTATACTCACGTTCTTTACAAAACTTATCAATGTAAGGAACAAGTCCATGATACATAGTAAAAGTTCGAAGATCAGCCAATCGAATTTTACCATCCCAAATTTTGTTTTTATAAGCGGGAGTAAATTGATAACCAGGAACATAAAAAGTAAAATACTCTGATAGTTCCTGTGCTACACTTTTTTCACATTCAAAATGTATAAACGATTCGTTTTTCTTACGAAGAATAATAGTATCAGTCAATTATATACCTTGTATAAATTTTTGCCAACCTATGTAATCTCTAAGTTGAAAGGTTCTACTATTCAACTCTTTCATTATTGATGTACACAGATCAACAATCTCATCATGCATTAGTTTGTTTGCTAAGTATTTGTTTAAATCTTCATCACTCTCNNATTACTCTCTAAGTATGTATTAATCTCGGATTTGAGTACGTAAGGAAAAGGCTCCCATCCTCTTTCTTTCAATTCATCATCATCTAATTTACCTGTATAATATTCCCACTTTATTTTTTTCATTTTATTATACTTAAACTCAGATTCTTTAGAAAGTAAACGGTGCCTAGAAAGTATATTCAAATACTTGCTGTGAAGTTTAGGTATATTTAAAAGTTCTTTGTCTGGCTCGGTACGATCAATATCAGAATCTTGCCGCCACATCTCTAGTAGTTCTTCCAATTGTTTCATAATATCCTCCTATTGACATTATACTATAGGTATTAGTAAATGTCAAACATATTTTATATCATAATAAGTGTACCTAAATGTTGCGTCTGAAGTGACTGGACTATCTGGAGTTTCTTGTGATGAGAGTATGATGGTACTCACTGATGTAGGAAAAACATCATAAAAAACAAACTCAACTACGGGGTTATTAGAAGAAGATAATAAAACTATTTTAGCATCAGAGTATTGTGGTTTTAATCTTTGAGCTCTATTTGGATTTAAATTTGCCAAATTTTTATACTCATCGAAGTTTTCTGGGAAAGTCATTGCACGAATCCAATCATGTACTTCTTTCCAAGAAGTTAAATTTTCATCTACCATAAATGTTACATTTAATAAATCGTATATAGCTTTTTCGCCAGGTAAATAAGCATCAACGAACGGCGTAAATTGTGGTATTTCTGCCATTGAAATACCAGGCACAGTAACCGTTTGGCAAAAATATTGTATATTTGGCAACCTACTAAAAGTTAATATAAACTTGTTAGGTTGTAAAAAATTTGGGTTTGAAGGGTTTCTAGTAATCGCGGTCATAAAATCATTTCTCCGTTATGTACTATTTAGGTCGAAAAAAAAGAGGGACTTTTTACAGTCCCTCTTAAACACATTATTATAATTATTATCTTTTGTGTTTTAAAGATTACATTAAGTTTGCAATCTTGAACGCACGGTAGTACAAGTTAGTTCTAGCAGTGATAACACCTGAACCTTGAGTTGTACCTTCAGCGAATGGGTTAGCAACTAGACCATAACGTGTCTTGAAGCCAATCTTTGGCTGGAAGTTACCTGTATCAACTGCACGAACCATTTGTAAAGGAACGTATGGGCAGTAGAATAGGCCTGCGTCATAAGCGTTTGCACCCTTATAACCAACTACAGCAAACTCTGAAGATGCTGATGCTGGGAAGTATGGGTCAATGTAAACCTTGATACGACCGAAGATTGTACCAGCAAAAGTATTACCAGTGTCATCAACGGTTAGGTTAACTTGACCTTGTAGTGCTGAGTTGTAGTCAAGAATACCAGCCATTGCAAGAGCAGAAGCGACATCTGACGAGCAGATCATGATGTTACCTTTACCACGACGGGTAGTTTTTGCGATGGTGTTAGCTTCACGTTCAACTTGGAAAGCAAGACCTTTGATCTTTTCAACCATCCAACGACCGTTTGAATCGGTGTCTAGGTCAAAAGTACCAGCAGTGGTTGTACCTACTTGAGCACCAATTTTAGCGGTCGAGTAAACGGTACGAACAACTTCACGGTTAATTTCAGCAAGAATTTCTGTTGAAAGAATGTTTGCTAATTCGGTTTCAGCGTCAAGACCATGTACTGCTTTCAAGTCTTGTGCTAATTCCATTGTGTACTCTGCTTTTAGAGCACGGGTCTTAGCAGTAAAAGAAACTTTCTCAATTGAGAAACCCATTTCGTTGAAAGTCATATCTTCAGCATCTGCTGTATTGCGAGCAGAACCAGTTGTTACTGTTGATGCAAATACGTTACCGTTACCAAGTGATGTATCAGCAGCAAGTGATAAAGCAGTGTGAGCGCCTGTACCAGCAAAATCGGTATCGGCTTCATTGTAGAACGCTTCAGTACCAGAACCAGGAACACGATTAGTACCATACATAGTTCTCATTGCGAAGATAAGTCCTGTAGGACCAGTCATTGGCTGAACGCCGCAGATATCATAAGCGATAAGATTAGGTAATGAACGACGAACCAAACTGATTAGGATTGGATCGAAACCAGCAACAGGACCAGTTGCAGTAGCAGCGCCACCAAAACCACCTGTACCAGCTGCGTTGGTTGGTGTTGCTTCTGTAAGTTGCTGTACGCTGCCGCCAGATTTTACCATTTCTTGTGCTTGGTTTTCAAGAACAAGAGCGGTAACTGCCTTACGATATGGGTCTTTAATTGCAGGAAGAGCTGGGTGCTCTAACACTGCTTCCCATTTCTTTTGTAGTTCTTCAGTTAAATACATTTTTAACTCCTTAGTTTATTAAATTTTTGTTTTTGAAATCGATTGAACGACAGCATTGATAATTGGATCAAAAGATACTTTTGCTTTCTTATCATCTGCTTCGTCAGACACTTGCTCGTGTAATTGAGTCTCATCAGCTTTCTTAATGTTTGATGGGAAATAGTTCTCACGAATTGTCTCAAGTTTTTCTACTAGTTCTTCCTCTGTGGAAAAATCTATACTCTCTGCGAGTGATTTCATTTTTTCAACTTGAGTTTCGGTAAGTCCCTTGCAAACTTCATAAACTGTTTCTCTTTTTACAGATTCAAGAATTGCTTTTCTATATTCAATGTTAGTTTTGATTTCTTCATCTAACTGATCTTCTAGCTCTTCAACTTTACCTGCAAGTTCATCGACTAGATCAACTTTATCTTCAGGTACGTCAATGTAGTGCTCAGCAAATAGATTGCGTAAACCAACAATGAATTCTTCGGTAATTTCTGAACGTAGACCAGATTGGATAGCAATTTGATTTTCTTCCATCCACTGTTCTACAACGTAGTTTAGGTAGTCATCAACCTTTTCAGTTAAATCAGCTTTGATAGAATCAATAGCTTCTTCTAACATACCAGCATATGCGACTTCCATTTCTTCTTCGATTTGAGTAACTCTGTCAAGAACACGAGCTTCAAAAATAGTAGCTGCTTTGGTTTTGAATTCTTCAGAAATGGTAGAATCGTCAGAGAATAACGCATCGATATCCTCTTTCATTTTCTTTTTCATTTCTTCTTTGTGTGAAGTTTCGTCCAAAGTTTCTTCTTCGGCAATAACTTCATCATCAGCAACTTCTTCTTCTTCTTTCATGGTTTTACCAGCTTTGTTTTGGGTATCAGGTGAAGCGTCTGAAGGCTTAGTTGTAATCGTACTCTTATTCTTTGCAGAATTGTCAGGCGCTTTAGCAGAAGCATGAATCTTGTGTGAATCATCGTCTGGTTTAGCGTTCTGGGGAGTAGGACCACCAAGGTCTTGTACTTCACCACCTAATTTTTGTGGAGGCATGGCTGATGCAGATTTCTTGCTATTTGCAAGAATTTCAGCGGCCGCTTCCATGAGTTTGTTTGATGCCATTTGGATTCTCCTTATGATTCTTTATTTATAAATTTAAAGATTTCTAATATAATTTTCAAATAGTTTTAGTGCAACTTGTTCGATATCTTTTTTGGATGCGTTTTTAATCTGTTTTTTGGCTTGGTCAAATTGTTTCTCCATGAAGATTCCGTCAACAAACATCCACTCTTTATTCTCCATAATACCATTTACAAAAGCACCTGGAGCGGAAGGATCGGCAACAATATCAGCTGCGGTTGCAAGTCTTAAATCATCTTGCACCAAATTGTAGCCTTCTTTAGTCTGTACTAAAGATCCTAGAGCTCTTGAAGAAACTCCACAAGTAACATCATTTTCTATAAAGTTCTTAACGATTTGACCATAAGGTGTGTCAAGAATCAAAGCTTTACCATAAAAGGTATTCCCATCTTCTACTAAAGAAAGAATTTTATGACTAACTCTTTCTAGATTAATGGTTGGAGTATCGGGATGACCAAGTTCACCTAACGCACGATTCTGAGAAATAAATTCTTGATTGTATCGTTCAACTTCGTTACGCAAAGTGTCCATTTTGTACATTCTATTATTTTTGTTGACAGATTCGCCAACTAAGAATGTACCTTCAATGTAAAGTTTTTTGCTACCGTTTTCGGCAGCTTCGTTAATATACTTTACATTTTCTACTGTTTCTCGTATTAGTTTCATTTTACATTCCTGTTAAAGCTGGTGAATAAGTGCTAATTTTACTTACTACTAAAATAAGTGTACCGCCTGCACCAGAATTAGTTATATGAATATTTGCAGAAGAAGTGTTAGCTATTGCAATATCATATTGAGCTAATGGCCAATCACAATTTCCAGCACCAGTTAAATCTAATACTAATTCTCCACTGGTACTATCTCCTCTATAAACTTTCCATGCACCATCAGATTGTGACATTACATGTGAAATAGAAGCATTAGTAATTGTTTCGTCTGCACTTGCTGATAAAGAAGAAAGTGTAACTGTTATAGCGTTATTACCCACTACTTTAATTACCGACTTACTTCTTTTATTATTTACAATTTCATGTGGCATTTTATCTTAGTCCCATTGATGAACGCCTACGCATTGACATTTTTCTTTTCAATAGTGTACGGCGTATTTTAGCTCTTCTTGTTGTTTTCCATGAACGCTTTAGTAAGCGTGCTTTTCTTAATCTCTCTATTGCAGGTATTCTTTTAACAGTGTTACCTGACACTCTGAAACCTTTAATGCCTGAACGTCTTACATTTTTCTGTACGACAATTCTACCTTTTGCATTTCTTCGAATTCTACGGCGAATTTTTTGTACTCTACCCATTTTAATAATATTTGGGTTTCTTCTTTTTGTTGCCTCAACTAAATCTTCGCCTTCAAAAAAAGAATCAACTACTTCTGTTCTTTCTTCTTCTAGTTTCTGTTGTATCTTCTCAGACATTAAATTGTCAAAGCATTTTTTTGCTTCGACAACATTGCCTTCTAAAATTAAATCGATTAATTTCATTTTACTTTACTAAAAGCAAAACTTGCAACTTTTTCAAAGTGTGCAGGTGATTTATGTACCATGTCAGCTAACTTCTTCTTGTTATCATCATTCACAGCTTTATGCACTTGTGTAATAGCTGATGCTGTATAATGATCTACTTTTCTAGTTTGACCGTTAGCAAACTTTACTGATTGTGCTTGTTTACCCGCAACAATCTTATGTAATGAATCCATAACTGCTTCTTTCAATTCAACTTCTTCTGATTGAATTGCAGAATCAATTGCAGTACCATAAGGCACAGTAAAATGTTTATCTAGTTTTGAATTATAATATAAAGCAACTTTTGTTTTATCTGGGTAAATACGAATTGCTTTACGTTTTAACATTAATACTACAGGAGGATCCTCTTGACTATTTTTAGAAGAATCTGCTTCTATAATATTTTCTTCTTTTATTTTTAGTTCATCATCAACTTTTAAATCATCACCAACTTTAACACGATGAGCTTTTACTTTTTTACCAGAAGGTCCAATTTTAAAATCTGAAGTATCTATAGTACGTTCGTCAATCTCTACTTCTTCACGAACAGCTTGACGAGTCTTTTGAAATATCTGTTTATTATTACTAATTAAATCTACCATCTTATTAAAAAGATTTTGTAGAATCATTTTATCAGCATTATTAAATTGTGGTCTATCATCTTGCATCTTATCAAGAATTCTATGAATTCGTTGTAATTGTGCTTTGTTTGCCAGACCAGCTCGTACCAACATGTCGAACTTAGAATAGTCCGACTTTTCTTCTTCTACTAAATTTTTAAATTCGTATAAAGATTTCATTCTTCTGTTATTTCTTCTTCTGTATCTTGAACTTCTATTTCATTTTCTTCAGAATTACCACCAAATAAATTTGTGGCTAACTCTTTTTTCTGGCCATCTATGGCTTCAAAGGCCTTTGTGGATAGAAGGTCATTCAAGTTTTCTCTTGCAGCGGCTGCATTACCGGCAACAACATTATCAATAAATTGTGAAATATCCATGTTTTTCTCCATTATCGTCTATTTAGTATTGATGTATATCTATCTGTCTGTGCGTCTAATTCTGGTGTAGGTGACTCAGAATTTCTATCGTCTATTGTATTATCAACAGGAGGATATTCATCAGGTGATGCTGGTGGTTCTTGTTGTTCATCCATTGGAGGATCATTTAAACCTTGTTCATTTTCAGCATCTATTTGTTCTTGCATTTCTTCAATTTCATCATCCGTCATCTGTAAAACTTTCTTCTTTACAAATTCATGTGAGAAATATTTACCAATATAAGGATCAACCATGCCGACCATTTGCAGTCTATTTTGCAATAATTCAGCTTCTCTTAACTCAGTAAAGTTATTGTCTTTTTTGTAATCATAGTTAATAACTTCTTTCCATTCTCTCCATTCTTCTGAAGTACAAATACCTTTAAGTATTAATTGTGTACCTAAAGCTTCAGTGAAAATAATAGAAAATTTATTACGCAATCTTTGAATAAATTTTGCAAACTTTAATTCATCTCTAGTGATTTCTTGACTTCTACCTAAACCTGCGAAACCGCCACCGCCCTGTTCATCCAATCTAGAAAGAGGAACATTCAATGCATTGAGAAGTTTCTTTTGAAAATACTTAACATCTTCTAGTTCGCCAAGATTTTGCCCAGCTGGTAATGTAGTAATCTCTGTGCCTTTACCACCTTCTCTACGTGGTAACCAAAAATCTTCAAGCATCGACATGTGTTTACGATCATCACGCAATTCACCTGTTGATGCATCATAAACCATTTTGTTACGATACTTAACCATAACATCACGTAGATATTGTTCTGCTTTACCTTTTGGTAAATTACCTACATCGATGTAAAAAATTCTACGTTCTGGTGCTCTTGAAATACGGTAAATAACTACTGCATCTTCAATCATACGTAATTGATTGAGTGGTTTGATTACTTTATGTAAGAAAGAAATTACAAAAGTATTCTTTGCATCCATTAAACCAGAATTGATATTGATAACTGAATCTGGTGATATTCTTAAACCTGAACTTGTTGATGAAGTATAATTTTGAGTGGTTGTACCTCTATCACTATAAACATAATATTCAGCCGTTGAAAGAATAACAGTAGCTCCCGTTTTTGGATCTCTACCTGTTTTTACTTCACGAACTTTTCTTATTTTTCTTGGGTCGATATAACGTAATTCTTGTATACCTTCTTTTGGATTCTTCTCATTTACTACGATATGATAGTACATTCTACCATCTATGTACCATCTTTTAAAGAGATCAGAAGCTAAATTAGAAAAATTTAAAAGACGCAATACTGTTTCAAATTCCTCAGTAATTTTCTTTTTGATGGAATCTGTTGTTTTCAAATTATCTGTATTTACATCAACAACTCTCTTATCAGTAGAATATGTAATGGCTTCATTTACAATTTCATCAATCGCCATTTCTAATTCTGGATGATTTGCCATTTCACGATAACGTGTAATAAGTTCTAATTCATTACGAACAGAACCTTCTAAGTCTACGTATGTACCGTAATAAGCATTTGAAGTAATAGTGACAGCACCATCATCGATGGCCTGAGTTGGGAGAGCGAAGGAAGCCTGTTCAGGTTTTTCAACCTGAACAATATCCTTTCTGCCGATAGTAAATCCGAAAAGTTTAATTGCCAAAATATATTAATCCTATAAAAGGAGAAAGAGCAAGAGCTCTTTCTCTATCAAACCACGTTGTCTGCAATTGACTCCCACCATTGATAGGTAAGGGTCACTGAAAACTCCTCAATCGTATCATTAGCACCCCAGTCAACATCAATTGGAGTAATATCTGTCGGAAAAAGACCGATAAATTTATATTTCTTTAATGAATCGCCATTTTTAGCATACTGTGTAACTTCTCCATCTACAGTATATCCTAATGGTGATTGTGCTAAAGGTGTTCTCACGTTTAGACTATGACTATTAATGCCATTCATCCAACGTTCGAAAGCATTACGAATGATAAAATCTTCATCGTTAATAACTGTGATTGTCCAATCTGCAAATGTTCTATTGCCTACAAATTTTAATTCACGTCCAAAATATTGAACAGGCACAATACCAAGAGTTGACCCTGGTAATTGTGCAGTTTTACACATGAATGTTAATTTTGTTTGTGCGTTTCCTGGCAATGAAAACGAAGGGAACGGCATGCTAACCTCAAATAAATTTGGGCGTGCGCCGTCTCCTTGCATTTGAGAGCGGAATTCGTTAATGTTGAAAGCCATTTAATTATTCTCCTATCTCTCTATTTATTAAAACGATCCAACGACTTCATTGAACGATACGCCTGTGCGTACAGCATGTATTATTTGTAGTATCACATACAACACGGTAGTCGTAAATACCACGGCGACCTTGTACATCACGTAAGAATGGTTCTACAAGATTTACAAATTGAGCTCTTGTAAATTCATCGTTAAATTCAAACAACGATGAACGAGATGCTCTCGCAATCGCTTTCTCTAAAACAATGAATAGGCGGCGAACATTGATACGATCAAATGCAGAAGGTCTTGACAATAAGGTCTTATCACCATATAATACGGTGCCTTCACCAGGGAATGTAACTACTGGGTTGATACCCATTTTATATAAACTGTCCCTTTCAGCTTTGGTTGGATTCCAAGCAAGTTTAACAACGTTCTTAATTTGACCTCTGTTAAATCCTGCTGGTGAGAACCAAGGATCTCTTTCGATATCAGTTCTAGCACATAGTCCAGCAACATCTCCATTTAAAGGAATCCAACGATAAACGTCATTATACTTATCGTACTGATATTTCCATCCAGAATCCATAACAGCAAAAGAAGATGACGTTATAGTATCCCTTAAAGTTCTTATATCAGTAACCTCACTACCTGAATTATTTACACAATCTGATTGTTCGGGAGATATGAAAACCAAAACATCTTTTCTATTTTCTGCCATTGAAATTAAATGGTCTGGTATTGTATCACCAACAGTTTCTCCGGTCATTAATAATGAAACATCAACTGAATCTGGGTTATCAAAAAGGTCATATGAAGAATTTCTATTTCCAGCAGTTGGTTCTACGTCTGTTCCTCCAGACAAATCAAATGTTGTGGATGTAAGTGCATCCAACTGTTTATTAGCACTAATAAAATTTGAATCATCTAACAAATTAGAAGAAGTTCTACCCCAATTTGTAGTTACTATTGGATGGCTTAGCCACCAAATATACTTTGATCTACTGTTTAAAACATCAACATAATAGTTTGAAGTTCCATCTTCATTTTTGGCATCTTTTAATTTGGAAGCAAAACCAAATTTTTCTAAAACTGTTCCTTCTGTTCCAGAAATTGCTCCTGTTCTATCTACAACAACAATATGAATTTCATCTTTACTAATACCTTTTGTAACAGCAAAAGCTGAGTTTGATGCATTTGCACTAAATTCATCTCTATATGTCCAGGTAGAAAGTATAGTTGTATTTGCATCACACATAGAAACTCTTAAGGCATTACCTAATGCGCCTGGATATTTGGCAGCAAAAACTCTAGGGTAACTTCCTGCATCGAATACATTTTCCGCAATAGGAAACTGTTCTTCATAATCTGTTTTATTTTTGATGGAAATACCTGCTGCATCCACTGTAGCATTATTTGCGGTTGATCCTACTGAACGAACCACACGAATGTCATTTGCATACGATAAAAAGTTTGCTGCGGTGAAGAAAGAGGTGTATGTATTACTGTTTGGTTTACCAAATCTCTCTACTAGTTGAACTTCATTATTAATTGTTACGATTTCGTCCACAGGTCCCCAGTTGAAATTACCGGCAAAACCACCAACAGTAGTTGCCACAGAAGGTACGACAGTTGTTAAATCAACTTCTGAGACATTCACACCTGGTGATAGTTGAAAAGCCATTTTTAAATCTCCTTTTT